ATCATGCATTTCACATGTCTTTATCATCGCTTCATCATCTACTTCTAGCACATGCATCAAAGGATAGTCAAGGTCCTCAAGATGCATTGCATATCGCATGGCGTCATCTTCTTCATTAAAGATATAAAGAACTTGTTCTCCGTCTTCATCAATTACAGAGTATGCTCCTTCTTTTTCTTTACCAGCGACTGTAAGTATAAACATCAGATAAGTTCACATGCTTCTTGATAGGTTGCCCTCATGTAGTTCTTGACAAGAGATTTATCAAGACTAATATCTGCCTCCTCAATATATCTATCAAGGATAGAAAGAGTGTCTTCCGTATCTACATCATCACAATTAACTTCGTCAACATTCAAGACAAAATTTTCCACAATCTTCAAGTCAGCAACATTAGCCGAATATAGTTTGTCAATGAACTTTTCAAACTGAACACTATCTGTTTTCTTACGAACAATTACTTTAACAATCTTATCTTCATACTTACTAGCATCAAACAATTGATGGTCAGTATCTTCATAATAAACAATTTTAAATAGTGTGTAAGGATTGTCTATGTGATAATGTTCTTGAGTTTCTGTATCAAAGATGGTGAATCCTCTCCGATCACCGACATCGTTCCAGAACATCTCATACGGATTTCCCAAGTAGTAGATCCGTCCATCATCCGATCTAGTGTGATAGTGACCGCTGAGGACCTTGGTGAACTTTGAATATAATTCGCTCGAGTCACCATGATCCATGATGCATCCTCGATGAGCTTTAAATCCTTGGAGTTCAAGGTGCCCCATCGCAATCTTGCAAACTGAATCTTTAATAAGTTGATGAGTTTCTTTTTCATTGTCTTCACATATCCAAGGAATGTATAAGATACTTAGATTACCGACTTTTACTTCTTCGGCACTAGAATAGGTCGTTACATTATTGTATTCTTTAAGAAGAAGTTCAACAGCATTAATTGAATTTGTGTTCTTATAATATGCATCATGATTTCCCACCATCAGATCCATTGTGATACCCCTTTTCATCAGGGGTTCAAATACCACACGTTTCGCCCAATCTAGTGATTTAAATTCAATACCCTTTCTACTATCAAAAGCATCTCCCATGTGTATAACATGAGTGATGCCCATCTCATCTAAAGTTGGAAAGAAGATATCTTCATAGAACCTTTCAAAGTAATCATGAAACAACTTGGAACCCTTGCGAGCACCATAATGAGTATCGGTAATGATGGCAACCTTCATTGGCGAAGTTTGGAGTGAACAGCATCCTTGATACTATTGTAGTCGGAGTAGTTCTGACTGTCAATATCATTCGCATCAAACACTTCATCAAAATTAGTCTTTTCAAGAATCTTGTTCTTGATTTCCAACTGCTTCTTCTCCTGCTGAATACGTCTCAGGAAAGCATAGTAGATGATCTGAGTAAAATATGCAAAGGGATTCTTGGATTTCTCTGGATTAAAATTATGAACATATCTTACACAGTTCTCAATACCATCACAAATCATATCATCCTTGAACATATAGTTCACGAAGTTAGGTTTATATGATAGGTGGTTTGCAATCTTCAGAAAGCACTCACCAATATACCTAGGGATTGGTGGTTTTGGTTCATCATTCAATTTTGCACGTTCTACCTGAGCAAAATACAATTCCAACGCAGCAAGAAAATCCTTGTTATTGACGTAATGTTCTGATTTCTTAGGTCTTGGCATAACCCCATAAGCATTATTAACAACCATAATATCTTTAAATCTGTTTCACTTATTATAACAGATCAATTAGTAGTTGACAAGATAAGAAATACCATATAGAATAGGTTTGTTGCCTTTGAAGGATGGGTACTAGCTATTATTATACAGTTTCTCCAAAACTTCCTTTGCTTCATGGACAGAAGAAAGATATCCCATCCTCCTATCTAGTTTAGAATAATTTCCTTTATACATCTTACGAGTGTAGTCTTGATAGTATAAAATCATTTCAATATCATTTGATTCTGACATAGTAAGAACATCTTCAAGATTCATGATGAACATATCTTCTTTGGTTGACTTTAACCATGGTTCAAACTTATATCCTGTTACTTGACCTCTTACTGTTACTTCTTCCACTACAATTGGATTAGAAACAAGAAGCATTGTTCTGTCATCTTCTTCTGATGCTGCTACTTTACAGAAGATTTCATCACCACATTTAAGTTTAATTGTTGCATAAAAGTCGTCTTCGATACCCATACAGATCTCCTTTTTTAGTCTTTAATATCAATTGATACGATGTCATAGTTAAATTCTTCCTGAACGTAAATTTTAACTCTTTCAATGAAATGATTAAGGGTATAATTTTTTCTTGAACCGATTGTTAAATCATCGGCAATATCATAGAGTTTTGCACTTACTTTATCTTTACCTTTACGAAGTACTCTCCCTATGCTTTGTAGGTTACGAATGCGAGACTTTGATGGTGAAGCAAAGATAACATTATGAAGATTTTTAATATTAATTCCTGTGCTGAAAGTTCCATAAGATGCAACAATAATAGCATCTTTCTGTGTTTCAGTAATTTCTCTTACTGATTCTCGATCCTCAGCATCTACACCGCCATGAACGAAGAATACTTTTCTTCCCTCACTAACATTTTTATTTATTAATTCAAAAAGCACCTTACCGTGTGCTTCTACCCTACTGTACAAGATGAGTGTATTACCTTGTAAATCTATTGCTAAGTTCTTGATGAAGTTGTTTCGTTTCTCATGTCCAATAAGAAACTGAATTTCATCTTCATATGTATCAAACTTCTTGGGTTTATACTTCAAGACTAAACATTGTATATCCAAGGTAGCAAGATGTCCTTGATCAATTAGTTTCTTGGTTTGGGTGACTTTATATGATGGACCAAACAGTCCTTCTAACACCCACTTATGCGTCTGTGTGCCGTCTAAAGTTCCTGTGAACCCGTATCTATACTTAGCATGATGTAGTTTATCCATAATCCCAATAAGGGACTTACTTTTAAATAAGTGTGCTTCGTCTCCTATTACAACTTCATATTCTTCAAAAAAGGTGCGATCCAGTTTATACACAGACTGCCAGGTAGTGATGGTTACCTCATTTGTATTCACTCTTTCTCTGCCAGCATAGATGCGGTGACAGTGGTTTTCAGCATCCCATCCATAGTCTTGAAAGTCCTTGAACATCTGCTCCACCAGGGACGTTGTGGGAACCACTAGAAGGATTTTCTTACCAGCGTTTACAAAAAACCTTACAATAGAGTAAATCATAAATGACTTACCAGATGCAGTTGGTGATATCAATAACTTTCTGTTGTATCGTAAAGCATCAGATACAGCGTCAATTTGATAGTTCCTTGGTTTCAATGATGTGATAGATGCCATGAAGTCTTTAACCCCTTCAGGGTTTACCATCTCATTGACTTCAAATGGTAATCCGTAAAACTTGTTTTGTTCAAACTTATATGTATATCCTGCTTGCTCACAGAATGCGATAATTTTATCAAGCAATCCAACATAGATTCTTTTTGTTCTCATATCGAACAAATGAATCTCACCGTTCCAGTGCCTCCTACGATACTGAGGCATAAACTTCATATTGGGAACTTCAAAGGTAAACTTATCCCTCAGTTCATATTCAACATGTGGATCTGTTGTTACCTTTAAGTAAACTTCGTTTACTTTTTCAATGACCAAATCAGTCATAATAAAATCTCACCTAGAGATATTTATTAACTATTTGAAAACTTATGTTCTAAAATAATTCTATAGAAATGATCACGCATAGAAATCATATCTTCCTGTTCTTGTGGATCACCACCTGCCCATTTATCGACAGCTTGTTTTAGTCCAGTGTGAATACAACGAACTGCTTGTATTGGTAACTCTAAATGATAGTAATCTTCTTCCATTATCCTAATCCTGAACTAAATCTCATAAATTCAATAGCGTTTTTAATCTGATAAGTTCTATTGGATACTTGTTTTAAAATTTCTTCAAGATACCTTAGCGTTGTATCGTAATAATCTATCTTCAAGTTGCAATTAGATAATTTTTCATCTGCGTCAAGATACTTTTGCATAGTATCTTTATCTCTGATTTTCTTAGGAAAAGGATTCTCAATATAAACTTCAGGGTCTGCTTTTCCTGAGAAATATTCGTATCGTTCGTGTCTAATATTCTTTCGTTGCTGTTCTGCTTTCTTTCGTAGAAGCATTACAGTATTATACATTTCATAATATTTGGCATGTAAAACAGGAATGTTCAACGATTCAGTATGTAAGTTATCTGGATCAATCTTAGAATCACTCTGCCACATGCTTTGGATCGAATCCAAATCAATCATGGGCAACAACCAACTGCTTCAATATTGTATATATCATACTTGAAAGTGACCTGCGCTGTAAAGTATTCTACATCAGGATTGGTAGCATCAAACTGAATTGTTGACAATGCGTAAGGAAATATATTGTCAAAATGTATCTTGAAGTTAGGATTTAAAAGTGAATCATATACAACGATCGTAGCATCTGAATAAATGTTTAAACCATATTCCAAATCAGGTCTTGCTACACCCTGTGTATCATCTTGAAATTCGTAGATTTGTTCTAAAGACTCTGGAAATCCAATTCCTCTGATCCAGTTCTGACACTCAATGTAATTCTCTAAGTTCTCATCAACCATAAACTGAAGTGTAAGGTCACCAAACTCGATCATTTCACCAGGTTGTGGTATATTCTTCAGTCCTTGAGTGGGTTGAATCGTAGTGCCAAGAAGGAGGTCTGGAATGTTTACACTATTTCCAAAGAAAGCAATCTTAGGTGCTCTTGAAATAATCATCTTAAACCCAGAAGGTTGAAGAAAATTTTTATCAGCAATCTGTTTTAATTTTGTTTTCTTATAAACAGAATTACCACGAATAGGTTGTCTTATTCTTACCTGAGCAGCGGTGCTCAGTGGGTTAATACCAGTTCTGCGTTCTCCAGATGAAGTCATAATCTTTTTTGATTATTTATTGAAAAGCATAAAAAAAGGAGACCCGAAGGTCTCCTTGTATAATATGTGACTGT